CAATGGCACAGCAACTAATGGAGCGTCCCAGTTCACTTTTGCTGGCAATCTGGTGGACGATAGCAATCAAACCTACCCAGTCACTATCTCAAACGTAGAGACCGTTTCTAGCGCCTCTGGGGGTGCTGCTATCGAGTCCATTGATAAGATTCGATTCAATGCTCCTAAACTGTATGCAACACAGAACAGAGCGGTGACTGCTGCTGACTATGCGGCTCTTGTTAGAAAAATCTATCCAGCAGTATCTGATATCATCGTATATGGTGGTGAAGAGGAGAGATACCCAGAATATGGTAAGGTAAAGATTATCATCAAACCAAATAGTGGATCCACTCTTTCTACCTTCACCAAGCAGCAGATTATTGACGAACTGCGCGATTATTCTGTCGCATCAGTCACGCCAGAGATTTTGGATGCATCTGTTGTATACATCGAGATTGATAGTAAGGTCTACTACAATACCAAGAGAACTACCCAGTTCCCAGAAGAAATTCGTTCAAAAGTAATTTCTGCAGTTGATGAGTATACCAAACTGTCTGGAACCGAGAAGTTCAATGGTAAGTTCAGATATAGTAAGTATGTTGGTGTAATTGACGAGACAGATGCTTCTATCAACTCAAATACTACTACAATTACTTTAAGAAAAGACTTTTACCCATCAATCAACTCAACATTCTATTATGAGTTGTGCTTCCAAAACGAATTTAAAAATTCTTGTGATGGTCCTGTAATTCAAAGCACAGGTTTTAAGGTTTCCGAATATCCAAACTATGTCGTCTATTTTGAAGATAGGGACGGCAAAATTGTCCTATATAGACTGGACCCTGCTACTGGGGAAAAGATTGTCTTGAATGACAATCTTGGAACAGTTGATTATGTAGAAGGCGAAATTAAACTGTATGATGTAACTATCATTTCTGGTAGTTTCTTTGATAATCGTATTCAGGTTAGAGTTCAACCTGCAAAAAATGATATCAATGCAGAAAGAAGTCTATATTTAGATGTAGACATCACCAACAGTAAGTTCACGGTATACCCAGAGTAATTAGATGAATACACAGATCTCTTCGCTGATTGAAGATCAACTGCCAGGTTTTATCGTAGCTCAATACGAGAACTTCCAGAAAGTTCTCGAAAATTATTATGAGCACTTGGAGTCTCCTGGTAATCCTCTAGACATTATTACCAATCTAACTTCGTATCATGATATTGACAACTACGAGAAGAACCTCCTTCAGGAGAGGACTTCGTTGTCAACATATTTGAACTCTTCCGCTACAACTATTATTGTAGATGATGCATCTTCTTTCCCAGAAAGAAATGGATATATTAAAATTGGCGATGAGATTTGTTTCTATAAAGAGAGAACACAGACCGAGTTTTTAGAAGTTTCTAGAGGCGTCAGTGGAACCACTGAATTGGGTAGTTTGTATTCATCATCCAAATTTGTATCTACACAAGCCAAAACACATCAGGCAGGTGTTAATGTTGACAATTTGAGCAACCTGTTTCTATATGCAATAGTAAAATCCTTCGAGAAGCAGTATCTAGAGTCTTTTCCACAGGATTATCTGAAAGAAAATGTAGACAAGAGAACACTGATTAAGAATATCAGCAACTTCTACAAAGTAAAGGGAACTGACAAGTCTATTCGCTTTATCTTTAATACTATTGTATCAAAGAGTGCTGATGATGTTCCCACAACATACTACCCAAAAAATCAAACTTTAAAAGCTTCAACATCTGATTGGGATTCTACATACGTTGTTCAAGCAACAGTTTTATCTGGCGATCCTTTGTGGTTGATTGGTCAAACTATTGTACAACAATCCGACAACAACTCATCAGTAGACTATGCTTCGGCAGTAGTTGAAAATGTATATTCTGTTGATTCTGATGACGGTAATGTTTTATACAATTTAGTTATTAACCCACAGTCATTAAATTCAGACTTTGAAATTCCCCAAAAAACTGTTTTAACCAGAACTGTAGTACCTGCTTTAACTGTAGGAGACACTATTACCGTAGATTCAACTTTTGGATGGAAGTCTTCTTCTGGGGTTGTTGTAATTAATGGTGAAGTCATTGCATATGAAGGAAAAAATGCAAGGCAATTTACTATTAAAAAAAGAGGAACTATCACCAGAACTCATGGTGTTGGGGATATAGTAACAAGTTATTCAGCAGTCAAAGCCGTCACCCCAGAAGGTGTAGTTTCTTTGTTGGTTTACGGCATTCTAACTGAACTTAATATCGAGACTTCAAATCCATATGCTTCTATTGGAGACAGAGTTGAAGTATCTAAACCTGGATTTGAGACTTCGGATCCTATCTTGTATGATGAATCATCCAGAAATTATCGTTGGAAGGTAAACACAACTGGATCATATCCATCAATTCCTTTAAATCCCTCGGTAGGTCTTTCTCTTCAATCAGTATTAGCGGATATTGGAGCAATTTACGAAGATAATGATTTTTATTATATTGCAACATCTTCATATCCATCTACCCAAATTTTAACAGGAAGCATTAGCGAAGATCTATCAGATCCAGAACTTCTTAAAATTGTTCCTAAACAAACGTCAACCACTTCTGAAATTTACAAAACATCCAGAAGAGATGTTGGTATTTTTGTTGATGGATCGATTGCTTTTGGATATAAAGATGAAGACTTAATTCAATATGGTCCTATTACCAGATTTGTAGTTACAAAAAAAGGATCTGGTTATCAAAACCCCCCATTTATTTTAGTAAATGGTCAGTCAGAAAAAGCATACGCTGTTTTGACTGGAGATACTGTTTCAGAAATTGTTTCTACTTCTACAGACAATTATATCAGCCCACCGACTGTAGAAATTGTTAGTGGTAGAAATGCTGTTCTTGATGCAGTGGTAACTTCTGGCGAAGTTACCAGTATCAAAATTGTTAACCCTGGTGAATACTACTCTTCACCTCCATCTATTATTATCAGCGATCTTGCTGGAAGAGGTAGATTTGCTGAATATCGTGCAGAAGTTTCTCCATTTGGTCAAATTACAGAATTAGTGAAAGTTGATGGTGGTAAGTTTTTCACACAAGAAAATGTCAGAGTTACTGTAATTCCAGATGCTAATGCTAATTCAGGAACAGCAAGAGCAGAAATTCGTGAATGGGTAAAGAATAGACATTTTGGTGCATCGTTAGATGATAATGGTGGACTTGTTATTCCTAGTATTGATAGAAATAAAAACTATTATGGTGTAGTTTCTAATCCTCGTCGTTTAAGATTAAGACTTTCTGATAACATTACTACTAGTACATTACAAGAATCCATCGGAATTAAGTCACACTCTCCTATTTTAGGATATGCTTATGATGGCAATCCAATTTACGGTCCATATGGATTCTCCGATCCGTTAGATGACAATTCTGGCGTTGTTAGAATGCAAAGTGGTTATTCTCTTAAGACGACAAGAGTTGATGGTCCTGTAGATGCTCCTTATGCATTAGGAACTTTTGTTGATGATTATCAGTGGACACCTACCGTAGATACTGGAAAAACAAGACTTGATGTTAATAACGGAAGATTTTGCGTAACTCCAGAATTTCCTAATGGCGTATATGCATACTTCTTAACCATTGATGCTGTGGGCAATCCTGTTTTCCCATACATTGTTGGAGAAAATTATTATTCACTCCCTGTACAGTCTAATTATGAGTCTGATGTTTCGCAAAAATCTTTACCAAGATCTGTTAGAAAATTATTCATTCCAGGCACAGAGAAAAATGGAAAGTCTGAAATTGCAATAATTGACGCTGTTTCAAAAGGTTCTGTATCTTCCGTAATAGTTGAAGACTCACAACCAAACTTCGGTGTTGGTTCAAGAATTTATGTTGATAACTCTGGTACTGGGGGATCTGGTGCTTCGGGTACAGTGTCGTCAACTTTTGGCAAGAAAGTGCTATCTTTAGAGTCAAAGGACACTAAAGCCACAAAATTAAACACATCCCAATCGTTCTATTCATTCGTTGGAGATATTATCACTCAACCTTCCACTGGTGCTCAAGGAGAATTAATTCGAGATACTATTGAAGAAACCACTTTTGTTCTTCGTGCAGTAACAGGAACCTTTGAAGCAGGAAGTGCAATCGAATCTTCTTCAACTGTATTGAACTTGCTTTTATCTCAAAATAGCACATATACTCAAAATGCTACTTTAGAGCTAGTTTTATTTGAAGATCCTACTAATGTAATAGCAAGTGGTACAGTTTTAAGTGGAACAACAGAACAGAATTCTGTTCGTATTAAAGTTAATAGTGGCAGTTTTTCTGATTATTTAAATTATGCTGATGGAGAAACCATTTTAAAAAGCAGTGATCTCACTAACACTCCTGGTTCCGAAATTGTTGTAATTAACGATTTGAGCTCAAATATTCAAATTAGCAGTGTTGAAGAAAATATTGCTATTCTCGAAACGGACGAGAATCATGATTTTGCTGAAGGTGATACTATTGATATCACTATTGATCCCGATGAGGCTTTAACCGAAACCACATATTATGTTTCTAAAAAGAGATATCAAGAAGTTGACCTTATTCCATCTTTCTTTAACGGCAAGGTAGATGATACTGGTATTGGATCATCTACAATGGTTGGTCTTGGAAGAGACTATGCTGGCGGAGTATATCCAGATGTTGAGTTAATTTTTAGTGATTTTACTAATGTTAGAGATGGTGTTGGTTCTGCTGGAGATGTTGGTAATGCAAAAGCAACTGTAACAGTAAACGATAATAATTTTGATGGTAGTGGTCAAATTGAATCTATTGTGATTACTTCTGGCGGATCTGGATATAATACTGATGACATTTTAACGATCAATCCAGATGCAATTGCAAAGGCAGATCCCACTCAATTTGATACAGACGTTGATGCTACTATGGTTCAATTGAATCAAGACATTATTGATTCATATGAACAATTTTACTTTGTAGTCGATCCTGCTGATTATCAAGCTACTTTGACGTTCCTTGGTGATTCTGGTGATATCTTTTTAGATGATGATGGAATTGAGTACATATACGTTGAAGCAGACGAAGATAATTCAAGATTTAGATACATTCAAACTGTTCCATCAGAACAATTGACAGATCAAGATACACTTAATGGTGGTGCTATAGTTATTACTCAAATTGTATCAGATTACCCCATTGGTACTCCATATCCTCAATTTAGATTCGATGTGAATGGATCAGAAAATCCAGATTATACTTTGCGAGTGGGATCTACATTCACATTCACTCCCATTTTAGGACACCCCGTCTATATTGTTTCTGATTACAGAACCAGTGTTTTGGAGGATGGTGTTGCTCTTGATATGGAAGAATATACTGAAGCAGGTGGAGTTACTAACAACGGATCTACTGACAATACACAAACTATCACTTTTATTCCGCAAGTTGCTGGTACATATTATTATGTTTGTGTTTCTCACCCAGAAGCAGTTGGAACTCTTACTGTATATCCTGCTCCAAGCACAGCAATTCCTTTGGTTTCTGTAAATGCTGTTGGATTGGGCGACCAACGAACAGAAATTGTTTTAGATAGAGTATTTTCGTTGTCTGTTGGAGATACTTTATCTGTAGGTAGTGAAGTTGTAAAAATTACATCTATTGACAGACTCAATAAAAAACTTGGACTGGAGCGTGGCGTAGAAGGCACCAGAGCTGTTAATCATCTTCCGAATGCATCAGTAACATCTTATAAACCAAAATATAGATTTACACCTGGAACTCAAATTTTTGGTACAGATGTAAATGATCCTTATGTGGTTTCTTATGACGAAAAAACACATAAATTGGTTGTAAATTATGGTTACAATGCAGTAAATCCAAGAGAACTCACCACAGTGTCTTCTTTTGCCGATCATAGCACCCCAGAAAAAATTGTTGCTGTATCTAAAGTAGAGGATCCAATTGATAGACTTCAATTCTCTTTGGATAATCTAAACTTCTTGACTAATCCTATTGTTGATATTCAGAAATACTATTTTTATAGATTTGATACCAGTCATCCATCAATGCTTGGTTCATATCTTGATGTTTCTACGAGTGCAAACTTTAATGTATTCACGGAAGAAAAAGAAGTAGGATTGGCAGAACCAGGAAATCCTGGATCTTACGTTAGAATTAGATTAGGGTATGGTGCAAACATTGGTGATGTTAAGAGACAGGAAGTAAACTTTACCACTTACTACTATTTCTTAACCAGTTCCGAAACTGATACTGGAGGATCTTTCTTGAGAGTTAAAGATGATCCTTTGGCTGGAAGAAAAACTGTTGTATACACTACCGATAAAAAACTTGTCTATAATTTATCCGACGTTCCTCAATATGATGGTACAGGAGATATAAGATATACAGGAAGGTCTATTGGGAAAATTGCTTCGGTTGTATTAGATAATTTGGGAAACAACTATGGATCTCTACCAGTAATAGAAGGTGTTGTTCCTGCAGTTGGATATAGAGCTGAAATAGATGCTGTTAGAGATGCTTCATCAAATACAGTAAATGAACTTACGATTACATATGCTGGTAAAGATTATTCAAAACCAAAAGCGGTTGTTTCTGGAGATGGAGAGGGTTTAAAAATTGATCTTACTGTTGACGCTGGAAAAATTACTTCCGCAAAAGTTGTAAATCCAGGATCTGGATATACTTTCACACCAACCGTAGAAATTATAGAAACTGATAACAAACTATTTTTTGATTCGTCAACTATTGGAATTCCTCAAAGTGTTAAATTTATCAACTATGGTACTTTTTACTATGATGACGATTCTATTATTTCTTCGTATGAAACTCCACAAGTATTATTACTAACGCAATTTGACTTAAATGCATTTGGTCAAGGTGAATTTATTGAGCAAAGAGTGAATGGTGTAGTTATTGCTTCTGGTAGAGTTGCTAAAAATGGTTGGACTGTAGGATCTAATGTTTTGAGATTAGTTGATGTCAATGGAGTGTTTAGAGAAGGATATACTATTTTTGGATCATCCAAAGGAAAAACTGCCGTTGTCTCTTCTATTGTTAGAACAACATTTGTTCCGACTCTAAAGACTTTAACAAGAACTCTTGGTAAATATAATTCTGATAGAGGAAAAGTTAGTTCTTCAAATCAAAAAATTACTGACTCGTTCTTCTATCAAGATTATTCATACGTGGTTAAAAGCAGAACTCCTATTAAAGAGTGGAGAAATGCTATTAAAGAGACAACTCATCCAGCTGGATTTAAAATGTTTGGCGAGGTTTATCTTGAGTCGGAAACTGATGTAAGAATGATTGAGAATCAACCAACTTCTCAAAAACTTACATCTTATGTAATTCTTCCTACAACAGCAGTATCTTCATACACAACCAAAAGAAATATCACCACTTCGGTTGTAAAAGTTGAAGATTCTAGAGTTGTTAGAGGTAGAGGATCTGTTGCTGTGGATTCTTTTGATGAATCTTTAACAAGAGTCAGAGATATCAAACTCTCACCAGAATTTAATGGTTCATATGATCCTTCTACTGGATTAAAAATTGGTAACAGAACTTTTACCATCACTGATGCTAAAACTGGGACTGCATTTTCTCCATATAATAATCAAGCATTGATGGTTACCCTTGATGGTGTAGCTCAACACCCAGGATATTCATATAAAATTAATGGTAATCAAATTACTTTCTACGAAGCACCATTAGGAAAGAGACAAGAGAATGTTGATGGCGAAATTGTTGATGTTCCTGCACAAAAATATTACATTAGATCGTTTGAGTTTAGGGATGCATCTGACAACAATAGATATCTCAAAAAATTAAAAGATATTTCTAAAAACTTTGATGGTAGAACTAGAATCTTTGATTTGTTCTATGAAGATGGATCTATCGTAAAGACAGATCCTAATGAAAATTTATTGATTTACCTTAATGCTGTACTGCAGCAGGATTCTTATGAAATTAGAAGATTCAGTAGCTCAACAAAAACTGATAGAATTGTGTTTTCAAAGGCACCTAAAAATTATGATGATTTGTATGAAGGTGGTGTAGCAAAACAATTAGACAATTATGAATATTTCTTTGGATATAGTGTAGGATCGTATGAGAGACTTTCAATTAATGAGAAGTTAATTCCATTCAATACTAAATCAAATCAATATCAAATTCTCGATAAAGATCGTAGAGTCAAAAACTTTGATACACCTTTGTATGCATATGTTTTTGTTGATGGAGTTTTACAGAAAGGAGATGGAATTTCTTATAGAGTAAATGGTCCATCAATTACTTTCAGAAATCCTTTAAATTATGCAAAACAATCTGATGGGGAATACACTACGGCAAAAGTTGACATTCTCTATTTTTATGGCAAAGATTATGCTCCAACTTTAACTGCATTTGATTTTGAAGATGATACTTTCTTCAATAGACCAGAAATTACTTTTACTGGAAATAGAGATTCTTTTGATTCTTGGTATAAGCAAAATACCACAAATAAAACTATTGTATATCAAATTGTCAATGGTACACAAAGGGTTTGGGGCGAAGTTGTTGACATTGGACTATCCACTGGCGATGATTGGATCTTATACTTAAGATCTCAAAATTTAGATATTGTTGATGGTGAAGATGTTTACTTCTCAAGAAGATCTCCTTCTGGAACTCAAGATACTATTAGTTTGTCTTTTACTAATTTTACATACACATATCCAACATCATCTGTTACTGGCGAGAGAATTATTAACAGAGTAGAATCTAATTATGTTCCTTTCCAGTTTAGCAATCTTACTGATAATTATGAGTATAGCGGATTTGTTATTAGAGAACATCCCAACTTAAGAGTTGGTGACATGATTCAGATCGATGGCGAAAGTGAAATGCGTCAAGTTTATAGCATTCCTTTGTACGCCAATCCAAAAGAATATCGCGACGGACAACAAGTTTCTAACTCATATTATAGTAAATTATCTGTCGGATCTTACCAAAAGGATACTTTTGGTGAAGGACTGGCTGTCACTGCAAACACAGAAAATGGTGTTGTTACCAGTTTAAATTGGAACAAGAGAGATCTGCAAAGATATTTTGATTATGGTATCCTACTGAATCCCACAGCATATCAGTATTACACACCACCAACTCTCAACTTTATCCCTGTAGAAAATTCTGGGGGAGGAGCAAAAGCAGAAGTAGTGGTTTATGGAGGTCAGGTTATTGACCTTGTATTAGTTGATGGTGGATCTGGTTACACCAAACCACCAAGAGTAGTTGTTGGTAGAGGATACAATATTCTACGTAACAATAATTACGCCGAATCTTCTCTTAAAATAAAGAGAACTGCAGATACTGGAGTAGTTGGTGGCGTTAAGATGGTATCGATTGTTTCTGATATCCCACTATGGTATCGTGAGCTGATTGAACACACCACTACAATGATTTCTCCAAATCCACTGGACTTCAAAGAAATTTTGGTATGTATTGTAACTCCTGATCCTATATCGGCAGAAATGTCAGGTACTACATATCATGAGCGCAAGACAACGGTACAACTTGAAGCGGAAAACAACAATATTACACATAATGAAACCCTGATCGAGAGAGATAATCAAATTATCAACAATCTCACATATAGCTCATATGAACATCCTATTACAAAATACTACCAAACAGGAGCATTAGATTTATACAACACACCATTGGGCGATACTGATTACCTTTATAGTCACTACCTACCAGGAACATCTGTTAGGGACTTTATTGGATCATTGTATACTGATGTTGGATATTCTAATGTTTCTGGTATTACAATTGAACAGTTGGGATATTACTTTAATGATGAGTTCGAAACAATTACAGAATGGATAAATGAATATCAAATTACAGATTCTAACATCACTACTGGAGGACGAGTATTGAATTTCGGACTTCCATCAATGCAAGAATTGGCATCTTACTTGGACGCCGATTTCTTGATTGGAGATACTGTTTTGTATATTCCAGACACTACTAATTTCCCATCATCTGGTAAATTACTTGTAGGGAAAGAAATCATTTCATATACAAGTAAACTTTCCGATCGTTTTATTGGCATTACTAGAGGAAATAATGGAACAACAGAAGTTGACCATTCCGCTGGTGATATTTTGAGAACTATCGGTATTGCCACTACTGCTTAAAAAGGCAGTATAAATATAAATAACACAGAAATAAACCCGTATCCTTTTTTCTCAATGGCTGCTATCATCTCGGAAAAGTTTAGAATTTTTAATGCGAAGCAGTTCCTAGAATCTCTGTCAGAGGGTTCTAGCGATACTGGCAGTGACAGAAGTAGAATGTACTTCTTTGTGGGGAGACCACAATCATGGGACTCCTTTTTAGAAATTTCATCTGTAGACGGAGCTGACAGTTTTGCTGTTGGTGACGGCGTATATGTTGGCGCTTCTTGGGCGGCAGCAACATTCAAGGCAACAGTAACCAAAGTTTTAGAGAATTCTTTACTTCTCTCAAGCGTTGGTCCTTTGGTTACCGATTCTCCTGCACTTGGGTCTACGTTGACGGGTTATAATCAGACTACAAATGCAGATAAATTGGTAACAGCCACTACAGGTGTATATCGATTCTCAACAGAAAACATTCCTCCTGTACCTCTGGACAACCAAACCGAGAAATTTAGTGTCTATGATGACATTATTGCAGCAAAGAGAATTACAAGTTCTTATGCAAGACACGTTGTAAGACGTTACAACTGGGATCTAATTAACAATCCCAAGTTTGACATGTATAAGTCCGACTACTTTGCTACTCCTGCAGGTGGTGGTCAAATTGGTAAGTCAACTGCTACGGGCGCTACTTCTCTTGCCAATGCAAAATTCTACATCATGAACCAGCAGTATGAGGTGTTCAAGTGCCTCTACAATGGTGAAGATGAAGCAAATCCATCTGGTGTAAATATTGCTCACGAACCAAAAACTAATCCTCAACCTGGATTGGGTTCGTATTCTGGTGGAATTTTCACCGCTCCTGATAATTCATATATCTGGAAGTACATGTACACCATCCCAACCGATGATGTGCTGGCTTTCCTCTCCACAGATTTCATGCCTATCAATGCTGCTGGAGAAACAACAAGAACTAACACCGAAGCGGCTGCCGTAGATGGCGCTGTACACGTCTCTCTTGTACCAAATAAAGGAACCCTCGCAGCACCTGTCGCAGGCACCTTCTATGCCCCTGTAGTGGGTGATGGTACGGGTGCTGTTGCCCAGATTACTATTGCTGGTGGAGAGGTTACTGCCGTATCTATGACTCAAGTTGGTGCTGGTTATACATATGGATCTATTCCGTTCGTAACTGGTGTTCCTCTTGGAACAAATGGTAGCACCGAAGCAATTGGTCTTTTCTCCGATGCTAATCTTACTGTTTCCGAAACTGTAACCGCTACAGACACCCCTGCGGTCGAACCTGTTATGTCACCCCAAGGTGGACATGGTTCTGATTTTGAGATGGAACTAAACTCCAAGAGAGTTATGACAAATATCCGCCTCACCTTTATCGAAAACGCTGGTGACTTCCCTGTGGATAACGACTTCCGTCGTATTGGAATTATCAAGGACCCATATGAATTTGGAAGCACTACGTTTGCTACATCAGATACTCTTAACGGTTTGAGAGCAATTAAAATTGATGGCGCTACTGGAGACTACATTCCTGATGAAATGATTAGTCAAACCGTTACTGGCGGAACAGCATATGGTCAAGTAGTTTCATGGACTCTTGATGCTGGATCTCCTGTTCCAACACCAAGCACCCCTGGAAGTGGTGTTCTGAAATATATTCAGACTCCATATCTCCATAAAGATACTGGGGTTGTTAGATTGTTTGTCAGCGATGCTGCTAACGCTATTGTTGGCGATCAGTCTGGTTCTTCTGGCAATGTGGAAACTGGTTTAGCAGATGGAACCGAATTGATTGGTTCTATTTTTGTTGATGGTTTGGCAAATCCAGAAATCGAAAATAACTCTGGAGATCTTATATACATAGAGAACAGAAGACTAATTACAAGAGCTGCTGACCAAATTGAGGATATTAAATTAGTCATCGAGTTCTGATTTATTAATTAACTTCAAAAACCAGACGGTAGTATATTACAATGCCACAGAAGACTAATCTTAACGCTATCCCATATTTTGACGACTACGATTCCAGAAAAGACTTCTATAAGGTACTATTCAGACCTTCTTACCCCATCCAGGGTAGGGAGCTGAATAGTATTCAGTCTATTCTACAGAATCAGATTGAAAACTATGGTAAGCATCAATTTAAGCAAGGGGACTTGGTTGTTCCTGGAGAAGTTGGTCTTAACACCAAGTTAGATTTTGTAAAGCTATCGTCTGTTTCCGAAGTTGCTGTTAATATTGATGGCGAAATCGTTTATCAAAAATACGACATTTCTGGTGTTGTAGGTCAGAAAGTTTCTGGTTTATCTTCTGGCGTAGTTGCTCTTGTTCTTGCTGTAGAAAAAGCAGGAACAAATAATGCAGACACCTTGTACGTTAAATATCTAACAGCTGGTGATAGTGGAGATGAAGAAACTTTCCGCCAAGGAGAGACTCTGGAGATTGTCGATGGCGTTAATAGTCCTCTTCTCGTTGTCGGCACTGACGGGTCTGTTCTACCTACGAGTATTTCTGTAATTAATCCTGACACTGGGGTATCTTCTTTTGAAGAAAGCCCTGCAATGGGATATGGATCTGCCGTGAAGGTAGAAGAAGGAATTTATTTTGTTAATGGATTTTTTGTACGCAATGATGCTGGTCTGATTCTTGTTTCTGGATATAGTCAGACTCCATCCACAAAAGTTGGATTTAATGTATCAGAGTCTATTGTAACTCCAGAGCAAGATAGTAGTCTTTATGATAATGCTATTGGATCTTCAAACTTTGCTTCTCCTGGAGCACATCGATTGCAGATCAAGTTGTCTTTGGTCAAATACGATTATACAGAGACTCCTGATAAAAACTTTATTCAACTCCTTTCTATTAAAGATGGTGTAGTTGAGCGTCAGGTACAGACTGCCGACTATAGCTTATTAGAAGAGACTTTAGCAAGAAGAACCTACGACGAATCTGGTGACTATGTTGTAGATAATTTTGATTCTGAAGTTAGAGAATATTATCAAAGAGAAGGAAATTTAGGTGTATATCCACTTGGATCTGATGGAACTGTTAATGGACTAGATCCAACCGAGGCAAGAGATAAATTAGCGTTTTCTATTGGTCCTGGAAAAGCATATGTCCGTGGATATGAAATCGTAAACAAAGAGACGAAATATATTGCGTTTGACAAAGCAAGAGAAACTCTATTAAGAGACAACATCACCATCAAAACAAAAGGTCTCACATCTTTTAATATTACTAACGTATACAACACGTTACCTTTAAATGCTGAAGGTGCAGATTTAACTGCATATCCAACAATTTTCCTCAACGCTGTTCATAATGATGGAACTATCGCTTCCAATGATTTAGAAGACTCTACAAATTACTTACAGACAGTAAGTAGAAGAGGACAGTTTTTTGATAAAGACACCGCGATCAAAACAATTTATCTTACTGGTTCTATTGATTTTGGTCTTATTGATGAATCCAGCATCGAGGCAAATACTCCTTCGGACAGAGCAGACTTAAAGAACATTTATTTCGTAAACACAAGAACTTCTAGTGGAGCTGTATCAACTGTTGAGAAAGTAGATACTATTTCTTTTGCTAAAGTTACAAGACCCGAAATAGGAGATACAAATGCACAATTCTTGCAGTTGACTGTTGCAGGAAGAAAAGATTACTTGGATAATCTTTTTATTGAATATGATGATAACGTTAGTATCAGAAGAAGACTTTTATACAATTCAGAATCTGATGCTCAACAAGAAATTAATGAGATTGGATTTATCAGTGACTACGATCAATCTATCACACCATTAATTGGTGTAGCAAAACCTAAAGATTTTTCATTATTAAAACGACCCTTTGGATTTAATCAAGATAAGGATATTGTAATTTCAAAAGGCAGACTTGCTTCTGGTGAAGAAACTTATAATGGTCTTTTCAACTTATCATATTTTAATCCAATCTTCTTTACAAGGTTGTTAGTTGACTCCACTATTTCTAATGACTTTGCTCCTGGTAAGTATATTACTGGATCTCAAAGTGGAGCATATGGTGTCATTGAAGGAAATAGTAATGGATTCCTCTCTTCTGGCAGAAGTCTTTATGTAAAAACTCTATATGGAAACTTCTTACCTGGAGAAACTATTACCAGTGAAGAAGGCGGCATTTTAAGAATTGCCAGAGAAAATACTATTTCTCACTTCGTTGTATCAAGACAAGGTACTGGATATCAAACCACCAGCAAAATTTCTCTAAATGGTGTTCAGTTTGAACCTACTGATATTGCTGTGGGGGTAAATGGCGGAACTTTGTATAAGGTAGAAATTCAGAACAGAGATGCAATATCTACTGAATATACTACACCTCCATCTGTAACATTCTCTGGCACTAGCACTATCAATGCAACTGTATTGCCAGTATTGTTCAAAAATACCGTTCTTACATTCTCTGCTCAAAATGTTAAGTCCTTGCATTCTACATACGGCAATGGAAATATTTTCACATCAGATGTAGAAACTGTTGACAGTGCTTATGCCGAAATTAAATCAGTAACAGATTTTACTTTTGGTGGTACAAAGGGATACAAATATCTGGAATGTACTGGATTTAGTGCAGATGCTTCTCGCTATTTGGTTCAAGGAGATATAGTACAGTTTAATGATGATGTGGGAACTATTCACAAATTTGTAGTTGATTATGCCACATCCGCAGAAGGAACTACAAAATCAAGAATTTATTTGAATGGTTCTCTGCCAGAAAACATTACAGCTTCTTCAGTTGTTAGATTGCGTCCTCGGGTTGAAAACGGGGCATCATCTTCCTTGGTATTTCCAACTGGCAGTAAAGAAGTTAGTAGTTTAATCAGGACTACAGAAGACACAAAAATTAAGTATTACACAAGAAGAGACTTTGTTGCTACTGGAACTAGCAGTGGTGGTAATGTCACTTTTGCTGCTCAATTAGATTTCGGTACGCAAAGATTCGTTGAGTTTAATGAGAAAGATTTTATCATTAGTATTTTAGATAAAGGTGATTCTGATAAGGTAGAAACTGGAGATGTCATTTATATACAAGATGATTTTGTCACTATTTTAAATACGACTGACGAAACTTCTGGTCTTTCTTCTGGTAGTATTACATTGACTTTCCCAAGCAATTACTTTGGAAGTAATGTAACTAATTTCCCCAAACTGAAGTTGACTGCTACTATTGAGATCTCCAAGGGTAGACCAAAATTAAAAACAGCTGTTAGAGATAGAAGAATTATTATTAGAGCTGCTGGTGATAGAGTTATTCCTTTAAGAGGTATCAACTACGATGACGAAAGCACCGAATCATTTAGCTATTCCGATGCTTTTGCAATTAAATATATCTACGAGGGATCTGCTTCTTCTCCCCCAACTGTAGATGTAAATGGTAATTTGGTTGTAGGAACGGATATTACCGACAGATTTACTTTTGATAATGGACAAAGAGAAACTTTCTATGATGTTTCAAGAATTGTATTAAAACCAGGATTCTCCCCACCAACAGGTCAGATTGTTGTTGCTTTTGATTACTTCCAACATTCTCAAGGAGACTTCTGTACTGTAGATTCTTACATTCATGAGGCAGGCGTAGTTGCTGATGAAATTCCATCATTCAACAGCACCGTTTATGGTATCGTAAATCTCAAGAACGTTATTGATTTTAGACCAAAAGTAGATAGCAAGGCTATCATTACTGGTTTCCAAGATACTTCTTTACTTTCACAAGCAGATTATATTAGTTTTACTGGTGATGGTGGAGCGGTATCAAGCACGCCTTCTTCTAGTAGAAGATTACCTTACACTATGTCATTTAGTGAATCCCAGTATCTTGACAGAATTGATGGTGTGTTTCTTAATAAGAAGGGTGAGTTTGTAATTAAATCTGGAAACTCTTCTTTAAATCCAACAAAACCAGAAATTATTGAGGATGGTATTCCTCTATACTACATGTATATCCCTGCTTTCACAAAGTCAAGCAAGGACGTAAGGACTATTCCTGTCGATAATCGTAGATATACGATGAAAGACATTGGCAAATTGGAGAAGCGTATTGAACGTTTGGAATACTACACCACATTAAGTATTCTTGAACAGCAAGCTCTCAACATGCAAGTCAAGGACGTTCTTGGAATTGACAAAACGAAGAGCGGTTTTGTTGTAGATAATTTTGAAACTCATCAAGTCGGAAACGTTAAGTCTTTGGATTATAAGTGTTCCGTTGATCCCCAGCAATCAGTTCTTCGCCCACAATCAAAAGAAGATAGTTTTAATTTAATTGAAGTGAATACAAGGGATGATCAAAGAACTATTTCTGGTTACAAGAACTCGAAGGATGTAATTACTCTCCCCTATGAGAGTGTTGCCTACGCAAACAATTCTTTTGCAACAAAGACTATCAATCCCAATCCTTTTGTTATTATTCAATATGTTGGCGATGCATCTTTGATTCCTAATATTGATCAGTGGTATAACACTACTGTAGCTCCTTTGGTAACAGAGAACAACACAAATCTGTTCTCAATTTTCTTGGGCAAGAGCGACGTAAGAGCAGCGTTTGCAAGCATCTACAATTCTTTTGTAATCAACTGGGTAGGAATTAATAAATCTTTCTACAATATTAATAGTTTTGGAGATAGCAATAGTAATGTTTCCGATTCTAGCGTAAGTTCTGCGAGTATTTCTAGTTCTTCTAATGTAAGCCCACAAAACAATGAGATTGCAAAGGGTGTTGGATATAAGACTATAAATGGAACCAACGTTGCAAATGCGTTGAGATTCTTCGCAAGATCAATTCCTGTTAAGTTTACTCTCAAGAGATTGAAGCCAAAGACTCAATTGTTTGTCTTCATGGATCAAAGAGATGTTAATCGTTGGGTCAATCCAGACTCCAGATTTACTGGTGTTGCTGGCAACTCCCTAACCACATTTAACACTCCTCTTACTACAGATGAGTATGGCAACGCAAGTGGTATTATTCTAATTCCAGCAGGTCATGCTCCTAGAATGAACACTTCTTGGACTGGAGATATCAATACGTTACAATATGATGAAACGTCAGAGGAACTATATTTCTCTACAGGAATTAAGAATATCAGATTCACTTCAAGCTCTTCTGATTCTGATAGAAATAATGTTGATACCTACGCAGAAGTTAAATTCTATGCTACTGGTATTTTACCTCAAAATCCAGCATCTATCATTTCTACAGCACCAGCAATTTTCAAAGCAAATGAGGGTGTACAGTTAATTGATAGCAATACAGAAAATACCGCAAGACCAAATCCCCTTGCACAAACTTTCAAGGTGGAAAATTTTGAAGGAGGTATGTTTGCTACTGGCGTAGATCTGTTCTTTGCCAAGAAGAGTTCTACTATTCCTTTGAGAGTATATTTGACAAATATTGAGAGTCAAAAACCAAGTAAGTATATTATTCCAGGAACACAAATTACTTTATATCCCGATACTTTCTTGAGAGTATATTCTTCTGGGAATATTACCATTAAGCAAGGTGAATACGTGACTGGTCAAAGATCTTTAGCATCTGGACCGATTAGTAAAGTTCTGGATAAAAACAATTTTGAAGTAGTTCCTTCTAGTAATGGTGAGATTTCTATCACTAATGAGCAAGTGTACACGTTTATCTTGAGTAACCATAATGGTTCTTCTTTTACTGCAAATGAAGATCTTTCACTTACTTCAGTAACTCAATTCAACAATTCAAACAATGCTACCGTAGGACTTAAAATTGCTAAAGATTCTGGTAGGGTCACTTCTTTGGATGTAACTAATTTGGGATCTGGATATGAAGGTGCAACTATCACTATTGAAAGTCCCCAACTCCCTGGTGGAAGTAATGCCACTGGATCTGCGAAGGTATATAATGGTCAACTTTATTTTGCACAAGTGGCTCTTGGTGGTAGAGGATATACAGAGGCACCTTCAGTAGTAATTAGAGGTTCTGGTAATGGCGCTACTGGTGCTGTTATTCAATCTAAAATTACTATCGATGAACCCGCTGTAAGAATGGGTATTGCTTCTGATGATGGTTCTTCGGTAGATTCCACAACTCCCACCAGATTCAATTTCGATTATCCAGTATATTTACAAGATAATACAGAATATGCATTGAACATCGAATGTGATGATACCGAATACGAAATTTGGTCTTCACGATTAGGTGAGACAGATATTTCTTCTGGATTGGTTGTAAATGCCCAACCTCTCTTGGGTTCAGTATTTAAATCTCAAAATACAAATGCTTGGACGGAAGATTTATTCGAAGACATTAAATTTACTCTTTATAGAGCAAAGTTTGATATTTCAAGAACAGCAGAATTGCTAATCAAAAATAATGATCTTGGATATGAAAAACTTGACTCCAATGCTTTTGAAACATATGCATTAGCAAATAGCACTGCTACTTCCAGTCTGTTTAAGAATAATAGTTCTATCGTCAAAGTTTATCACAGAGATCATGGTTTTGAAGGAAAAGGAAAATCAAAAGTATTTTTCCGTGGTGTAGAAGACTTTGCTGGATATGATGAGATCGATATTGAGTCATCTCTGTTTACAGTCGCTAATTCTGGTATTGATTCTTATACTATTGTGGGACCAAGTAGAGCATCTGCAACAGGATTTGGAGGTGGCGATACTATTCTCGCTACTTATAATAGAAAATATGAAAAGCTCTATGCTCAAATTCCATATCTTCAAGTTTCAAACACGAAGATTAACAGCTTCGTCCAAACCACAAATGTAGTCCCTGTTGATTCTAACACGACTAACTATAAGTCATATGATGTTTCTGAAATGGAAACTACTTTCCTCAACGAAGAGCATTATTTCTTGAATCAAAAAATTATTTCTTCAAGAATTAATGAAGTTATCAACGGTACTAATAACTCTTTATTATATAAGATCAATCTATCTTCAGAGTCTTCTCACTTGTCCCCATTGATTGATTTGAGAACGGCTTCAGTAAAAACTATTTCTAACAGAGTAGAGAATAGCACAGGATCTGAAGATAGATTTGGCAAGAGATATCAGAGTATTCAGTTCTATCCTGTTTACAAATTTACCATCACAGGAAATAACGAAGGTCTGGGTGGAAATGATATTCTTGCAACCATCGATCAAAATGTCACTGGTTTGACTTCTGGTGCTCAATCCGAAGTTCTTCGCGTAATCAACAATGACGTTTATGTAAAAATTAAAAATTCCTTACAGTTTACTGTTGGTGAAGAACTATACTTCAGCACTCAATCTGATGTGGGTGGTGATTATGAGAATCTAACTATTGTCGTTTCTGATGATGGAATCTACGATCAAATTCCAACGTTTGTTGTCGGTGCAACAGTAACTGCTTTTAATCCTTCGGTAAGAAGTGAGAAGTATGATAATAAGATCAGTGGAAAGGTTATCATCTGGGATTCAAAATCCAGAATGTTGACATTAGAAAATGATAAGCAACCAATTAATAATGATTTCACCAGTGCCATTACTTTGGGTAGTGACTATGCAAGAGAAAGTCAAACATCTGATCAGATTGCTGACATTTTCCGAGTAGGAGAATTGGTTGATTTTGATGGATCATCGTTCGAGACCAGTAAATTCTATGAAATCAAATCTATGGAGTTTACTCAAGGTGTTGATTATGTACCAGAAAACGGTTCCTTGAATACTTCTGGGGTTGCAAAATATGTTACTAAAGAGATCTTTATCAACAATCCAGCAAGTTCTATTAATGTCTATTTGACATTGAACATTAGAGATGTCGATAACATCAAAGTGTTCTATAAGATTAAACCAGCAGCATCACAGCAAAACTTTGATGATGTTAATTGGGAATACTTTAATGGAACAGGATCTCCAGATCAGGAGGATGAAATTGCAACTGCAGAGAACAGTATCTCTGGTCAGTTTGAGAAGCAGTCTTCTTATCAAGAGTTAAGATACACGGCAGAAGAACTTACCGAGTTCTCTTCATTTGCCATCAAGATTGTAATGAAGACCGATGATCCAGCATATGTACCCAAGATTCAAGATCTACGAGCAGTAGCTTCATTCTGATATGCAAAGATACGTCAAGGTCGAAGGACAAGAAGGATTTGTAAGAGACATGACTACAGGGGCAATTATCAACACTGCCCCCAAGTCTTCTCGCAAATCCTTTTCTAATGAGTTCCGAAATGTAGTCAGTGAAATAAATACTTTGAAGGAAGAAATGTCCGAAATTAAATCCCTACTCAAGCAGTTAATCAAATGACATTACGCAACGTACCAAATAGCTATACGCTGGAACAGCAGCGTCAAGAGATTAACTTGATGGCAGTGGATCTAGATAATGCAGTGGATGGCATTCAAACATTTACTGGAGAAAAAACATTCTCTAACAATACAATATTTTCAAGTGATGTAACTTTTGAAACACAGGCTTTCTGGGGAGACGGAGATCAGGCAGTCTTTGGTGCAGACAGTGATATGTTGCTATATCATACAGGACTTGTTGGATTGTTAGAGAATACTACTGGAGATTTTTATTTAAGGTCTGGTGTAGGAACTGCAATTCATATCGAACCTGCTGCTGGTGCGGACAGTATTATTGCAAATGCTGGTGGTTCTGTAGAACTCTATTACAATGCTTCCAAAACATTTGAAACTAGTTCTACAGGTGTAACAGTTACAGGAGATCTTGATTTAAATGGAGATTTAGACGTACAAGATTTTGTAACTTTATGTTCAACTTCTGGAAATGTTGTTCTTGGTAGTTTGGCGAACCCTAATGCCAACATAAGTATTTACGCTGGTACATCTCCTGGAACTACAAATTATTTTCAGTTACGTGCAAGTGGTAATGAAGCTTATATCACCAATACTGGCGGATCTGGTAGTGGCGGTGGTATGAACATTTCTGCTCGCACTACTCTCGGATTATATTCTGGTGGTACTGGAGGACAGTATATTACTTTCGTTAGTGATTCGAACGGTGCTGCAAATCTATATTACCAATCTTTAAAGAAACTAGAAACCACTACCTCTGGTGTATCTATCTCTGGCACA